AGAGGATCTGGGAAGAGTTCCTTCTGTGCTCTGGAGATCCCTCTTCAGATCATGAGAGATCCTACTGGGCTCAGTAATGCTCTGGTAGTCAGGAAGTGGGCTGTCACGCTCAGGGGCTCTGTATATGCTCAGATCCAGTGGGCTCTCAATGCTCTGGGAGTAGAGGATCAGTGGAGATCCACTCTCAATCCTCTTCAGTTTGTCTATCTTCCTACTGGTCAGGTGATCAGGCTCACTGGGCTGGATGATCCCCAGAAGCTGAAGTCCATCAAGCCAGCAAAAGGATACTTCAGATTTTTATGGTGTGAAGAGTTCAATGAGATCAATGGAGAGCTGGAGCTGAGAAATCTTCAACAGTCAGTCCTGAGAGGTGGAGACAGCTTCACAGTCCTGAGATCCTTCAATCCACCTATATCAAGAGTAAACTGGGCTAATGAGTTCTGTGACAGACCAGATGACAGATCCCTCAATCTTCTCACTAATTATACTCAGATCCCTTTGGAGTGGCTGGGTCAGACATTCATAGATGAAGCTGAGAAGCTCAGAGAGATCAATCCCAGAGCCTATGATCATGAATACATGGGGCTGGCTGTGGGTCAGGGAGCTGAGGTCTTTGAGACTCTGGAAGTCAGGGAGATCACTGATCAGGAATACAGTCAGCTGGTCAAGATCTACTCAGGTCTGGACTGGGGCTTCTCTACAGATCCAGCTTGCTTCCTGAGAGTGAGCTATGAGCCAAAGACAGAGACAGTCTGGATCATGGATGAGATCTATGGGACTCACATGAGCAATAGACAGCTGGCTGACAAGATCAAGGAAAAGGGCTGGCACTCTCTGGGAGAGAAGGTCTCATATAGTCCCTTTATGGATGGAGTGTATGAAGAGAAGGCTCTGATCATAGCTGACTCAGCCAGTCCAAAAGACATAGCTGACATGAGGGATCATGGGCTGAAGATCATAGGCTGTCAGAAGTTCGCTGGATGTGTGGAGTATAGGATCAAGTGGCTACAGCATAGGAAGATCATAGTAGATCCCAGAAGGACTCCAAACACAGCCAGAGAGCTCCAGAATTATCAGTATGACATTGATAAGAGGACTGGAGAAGTCCTGAGCTCAGTCCCAGACAAAGACAATCACAGCCTTGACGCTCTTGCTTATTCATTGGATAGGGTGATCTACAGTAGGAAGCACTCAGCATAGAAGGGAGAGAAGGCTCATGATGGAAATAGAGATCAGAGAGATCAAGCCTATATACTTTCTGAATGGTGGTCAGAGGGGATGGAAAGTCCTTCAGTATGAGACCATAAATGGGGAGAGGTGGCTGGTAGGGAGTAGGCTCTTTGAGGGCAAGGATGGAGCTGAACAATACAAAAGGGAGCTTGAAAGAAAATATGAAATCAAGAATACATGAAATCATGAAATCAAAGAAGGGAGAAGAGTCATGGCATATCTGAAGATTTATTGTGACTACTGTGGTCAGACATGGGAAGTCTACAGAAGATCCATGAATGATGAGCACTCCAGAGAGTGTCCTCACTGTGGGTCAAAGATTGACAGTCAGACATGGAGAAATCAGGTAGTACCAGCTCTCTGTATGGTCTCAGACGCAAATGGAGAGCTCATGAAGGATCATCTGGGCTATCATGTGCCAGTGTTCACTTTTGATGTGATCTCAGATCACTACTTCAGCAAAAAGAAAATCAAATCACTCAAAGAAGGGAGATAAAATCATGATCAAGAATACGGAAGTTTTTTATGCAAGGGCTAAACAGTTTCAGGACAAGAGGGCTCAGCTGGTCTCTGACTATGAGAAGAAGCTGGAGTCTCTGAAGCGGTATGAGGGGAGCAAGGGCTATCAGGAAGATCTGGAGAAGCTCAAGAAGGCTCAAAGTGAGGATCTCAAAGCTCTTCAGGATGAGTACAGAGCCAGTCTCAGGACGATCCTGAAGGGGATGGATGAAGCTCTCTCCAGAAGGAAGGTCAATCCACCTACAAATGATCAGCTCAACCTGATCCACCTTCTGAAGATGAGAGATAAGGTCTCCAGAGAAGAGCTGGACAGAGTGGCTGAGATGGTCAAGGATAATGGGATAGCTATGGGAGTCATTCAGGAAGTAGCAAGGGCTAATGGTATCATGAAGAATTATGAGTCCATGTGCTCTGAAATGAGCTCCAGCTATGCTCAGAAGGTGATCAATGGGATCAGTGATGGTCTGGAAGACTGGCTTCAGTATGACACTAAGAGAGCTGGAAGGATAGCTCAGAGATATCATGCTGAGCACTATGGAGCTCCAGTGGATGAGAGAGCACTTCCTAAGAGGGAGCTCTTTGAGGATATGGCTGGATGTTTCTCTGATCTGGCTGGTCTGGATCATGATGGGCTGAAGCTCTTCTCTGAAGCTGTAGACACAGAGTGAGGTGATCCAGATGATCAGTAGGGAATACATGGAGAGACTGGGACTCACTGAGGATCAGATCACTCTTCTCATGGAAGCTCAGGACAAAGAGAGCAAGTACAGAAGACTTCTGGAGTCTGAGCACTGTACTCACATAGAAGCTATAGTCAGGCTGACTGACATGGAGTCTCTGGATCTGAGTAATGAAGAGCTGGTCAGGGAGAAGATCAGAGTGGAGTATGATGATATGATCCCCAGACAGTACAAGAAGACAGAGGGCTCAAATGTTCAAATCTGGGCACAAAGAAAACAGTACCAAAAGTGATTGACTGATACTCTCATATCTGGTATATTGTTAGTAGCAAATCTGATTAAGACCAGAAATAAACAATATACCAGAAAGAGAGGTCAGGACAATGAAGATTTATGGATATGTGAGGGTCAGTACATTGGAACAAAACAAAGAGAGACAGATCCAGAATATTCTGAGGGACTATCCCAAAGCTGTCATTATGACTGAGGAATATACTGGGAAGACAATGGATAGACCAGTCTGGAGCAAGCTCTACTCCAAGCTGAAGAAGGGTGATGTGGTGGTCTTTGATGAGGTCTCCAGAATGAGTAGAAATGCTGAGGAAGGCTTCAAGGTCTATCAGGAATTATTTGAGAAGGGCTGTCAGCTGATCTTCTTAAAAGAGCCCTATCTCAATACAGATGTATTCTCAGGACAGATCCAGAGAGCCACTGTGAAGACTGGGAAGGACTATTTGGATCAGGGACTGAAGATCATCCTCATGGGAGTGGCTGAAGAACAGATCAAGATAGCTTTTGAGCAATCTCAGGCTGAGACAGATCTCAGGGCTCAGAGAGCTGGAGAGGGCATAGCTGAAGCTAAGAAGCACAATGAAGAGCTGGAAGTCCTCTATCCTGACAGCTACAAGGATCATCCTGAGTATAGCCAGATAGGAAGAGAGAAGGGTGACAAGCTGACTATCAAGAAGGCTGAGCCCATCAAGGCTCTGATCAGGAAGTATAGTAGGGACTTTGAGGGGACTCTCTCAGACATGGAGCTTCTGGGAGTCCTGAGCACTAAGACAGTGAAGATCCCTAACAAGAAGAGATCAGGCAAGGTGGAAGAGAGAGAAATCTCAGCTAAGCTGTCAAGAAATACGCTGTACAAGTACAAGAAGGAAATGAGAGAAGAGGTGTGATCATGGGCTCTGTAGTATCATTCAACAGAAAAAAGCCAGCTGTCTATATCATAGAGATCAATGAGCTGGAAGAGGGTCAGAGAGTCTCTGTGGTGGATCATGAGAGCTTCAGACATATCTTCATAAAAGCTGAGACACTGGAAGAAGCTCAGAAGCTGAAGGATCAGGCTGATAGACAGATATCCTCTAAGAGCTTCAGTGAGCTCACAGAGATATTATGAGAAAAGAGGTGTGACGGATGGAAGAGAAGAAGATATCATTCATTCAGCATGAGCTCATGATGGCTAAGGCTGAGAGGACTCAGAGAAGGCTCTGGATAGCCACTCTGATCATGATAGGTCTACTGGGTGGAAGCAATATAGCATGGATCATTCACTTTTTTGGATGAGCTGAGGGGCTGGAGATCAGGGATGGTCTTCAGTCTCTTTTTTTATGGACAATCAGAGAGGGCTGTGATATATTGTAGACATGAAATCATGAAATCATGAATACAAGAAATCAATCAAAAAGGAAGGTGGTCAGATGAGGTCAAAAACTCAGGAAGATATCACTCTGTATCTGACTCAGCTGGGCTATGATCCAGACACTACATATCTCAGATATGAAGGTGATGGATCAGTCACTGTAGAGACTCCAGAGGGCTCTCAGAAGCTCACAGTCAATGAGTATGAGGATATCATGGAGATCCAGCCAGACGGATCTAAGAGGGTCATAGCTGAGTCAGATCTCCCTCATGACAAGGTAGGGAGACAGAGGGCTCACAGCTGGACAGTAAAAGAAGGGGTGACAGTATGAAGACAATCACATTATCAAATCAAAAAGGTGGAGTGGCAAAGACCACTACTTCTGGAGCTCTGGCTTCAGGACTGGGACAGAAGGGCTATAAGGTCATAGCTGTGGACTTAGATCCTCAGTGCAATCTGTCTCTGGGAGCTGGGGCTGATATCCTCAATATGGATCAGACTCTCTATGATGTATTCAAGGGGACAGCTGAGCTCCCTGATCTGATCCAGAAGACTGAGCTGGGCTATGATCTGATCACTGGGGGTCTGACTCTGGCTGGAGCTGACATGGACTTCACTCAGACTGGGAGAGAGTTCATGCTGAAGGAAGCTCTGGATGATATCAGAGCTGACTATGACTTCTGTATCATTGACACTCCACCTACTCTGGGGATCTTGACTGTCAACGCTCTCACAGCTTCTGACAGTGTGATCATACCACTCACAGCTGATCTGTACTCTATTCAGGGTCTGTCTCAGCTCAATCTACTGATCCAGAGGGTCAGGAAGTACAGCAACAAGGGACTGAGGATCTCTGGTCTTCTCATAACCAGACATGATGAGAGGACAAATGTGAGCAAGGCTCTAATGGATCAGATCACTCAGACAGCTGAGAAGCTGGGGACTAAGGTCTTCAGTCAGCCGATCAGAAATAGTGTGGCTGTCAGGGAGAGTCAGGTCATGAGGTCTGATCTCTTCACTGAAGCTCCAAAAGCAAACGCTACAGTAGACTATCTGTCATTTATAGATGAGTTCATGAAGGGAGAGAAGGAAGATGGCAAGAAGTAAAATGGATAAACTGAAGGACGCTGGATCAAGTCTGGACAAGCTCTTCACTGGGGCTTCTGAGACCACTGAGAAGGCTTCTGAGACCACTAAGAAGAGCACAAGGGGAAGAGCTAAGGCTCAGCCAGAAGAGCCCACAGAGAAGGCTCAGAAGGCTCAGAAGAAGGTCTTCTCATTCAGGGCTGAGGTGGATCAGGTAGACAGCTGGAGAGTCTGGGCTGACGCTAAGGGACTGAAGGTGGATGAGCTGGGGACTCTGGCTCTCACTGAGTATATCAAGAAGCACTCTCTCACAGAGGATCAGAGACAGATCTATGAGCTGAAGATGGCTCAGAAGAAATCATGAAATCATGTAGACATGAAATCAGATAGAGAGGTGAAGCGGATGGATATAGAGAGAGATATCAGGGATCAAGAAGAGCTGAAGCTCAGGTCAGTCCCAGTCAGGATCAGTGACAAGGATCTGAAGGCTCTGGCTGAGAAGTGTGGTAGATCAGGGATCACAGTACAGAGTCTCTTTGAGACTTTTGTGGGAGATCTGATCTGTGGGTCATTCTACTCTGGATCAGATGAGTCCATGTATGCTGATCAGTGGTATGACAGACATGGCTTCTCGTGGATGTATGAGGATGATCTACTCCCTCACCTTCTGGGATGGGGCTCAGCTGACACTGTAGAAGACTTCCTGACAGCATGGGATGAGAGAGCCTACATGAAGGATCATCCTGAAGAGATAGATCCTGAAGATCAGTGGTGGGAAGATGAGATCAAGGAAGCTCTGGAAGGCTTCAAGAGAGAGCCCACTGAAGATGATATCAAGTGTGTAAGAGAGTGGCTGGAAGAGTTCAGAAGGCTCTCAGACAGCTCTGAAGAAGTGGGCTGATCAAATTATCAAGGAAGCTATCAGAAGGGCTCTGAGGGGCTCTCAGGTGGCTCAGAAGGGGTAGTCTTGACACTTGCTCAGGCTATCCCTTATAATGGCTCAAAAAGGTGTCAAAAATCATTGATAATATAACGTGCCCTGATAGGGGTCTGGGGGTATCTGGATCTGATCTCAGGGAGAATGAAGGGAGCTGGGATCATGTTTGATGAAGTCCTGAGAGAGTGGGGAGCTGAAGAAGTGACAGCTATGGAAGTGTACTCTGATATCTTCAGTCTGGGTGATGGGCTGATCCAGAGAGAGGGTGAAGAGGTGGAGACCAGAAATAGGAAGAGCAATCCTCTGGGCTACTGGAAGGACTCTCACACTCAGAAGGGTCACTATAGGATCATGTTTGATGATACCTTTGAGGATAGTCTGAGGGAGCTTCAGGAAGCTGACTTCTCTATTCTGAATGGGGTCACATATTTTGGAAGGAAGAACCTTCAAGCCAGTGCTAACAAGATGTATGCTCTGATCTTTGATCTGGATGGAGTGACAGACAGCACTCTCAATAATTTCATGAGTGGGGCTATCAGGGCTGAAGCGTATCCAGTCCCAAACTATATAGCTCTGTCAGGTCATGGAGTCCATCTGTACTATGTGTTTGAAGATCCAGTCCCTCTGTATCCTAATATCAAGATCCAGCTGAAGAGTCTGAAGTATGCTCTGACTGAGAAGATGTGGAATAAGTATACAAGCAAGGACAAGAAGATCCAGTATCAAGGGATCAATCAGGGCTTCAGGGTGATAGGTGGGAAGACTAAGATAGAGGGAGTCAGAGTGAGAGCCTTCAGAGTCAATAACCATCCATTCAGTCTGAGTCAGCTCTGTGACTATGTGCTCCCTGAGTATAGGATAGATGAGAGCAAGCTCTACAAAGAGAGCACTATGACGCTGGATCAGGCTCAGAAGAAGTATCCTGAGTGGTATCAGAAGAGAGTCATGAACAAGGATCAGACAAGAGGTCACTGGACTTGTAAAAGAGATCTGTATGACTGGTGGAAGAGACAGATCAGGTCTGGGGCTACATACCATCACAGATACTTCAATATCATGTGTCTGGCTATCTATGCTGTGAAGTCTGGGATCAGTGAGGAAGAGCTCAGATCAGACGCTATGGAGCTGATCCCATTCATGAATGACATATATCCAGAAGAGTCCTTCACTGAGACAGATGTGGAGTCAGCTCTGGAGTGCTATGATGAGAGATACTGTACCTTCCCTATAGAGGATATATCAAAGTTGTCAGGTATCCAGATCCAGAAGAACAAGAGAAATGGTAGGACAAGATCAGTCCATATAGCAAGGGTGAACAAGCTGAGAGTCTTTGAGAGGGATGAGCTGGGAGAAGATCCATACAAGAATAATGGGAGACCACTGAAGAGGGAGACAGTCAGAAGATGGAGACAAGATCATCCTGAAGGGAAGAAGGCTGACTGTATCAGGGAGACTGGGCTGAGCAAGTCCACAGTCTACAGACACTGGGAGAAGACATGAAAACATGAATACATGAAATCAGGAAAGAGGGATCAGATCCAGCTGGTCTCTCTTTTTTTGTGGCTCTGGAAGCGTTTATCAGGTGGCTCAGGGTAGAAATATAGGTCAGGGCTCTCTGATAATCGCTCTCAGGGCTTCTCTTTTGTGGCTGTATGTTCAAATCTGAGTAGAGATAGAAATGAGACAGAAAAAGACAGCCCCAGAAGGACTGTCTCAGAGTCAAATTGTATCAGTTTTGGTATTTTGGGGACTATCCCTCAGTTTTGGTACTGTGATAGGTCTCTGTGATCACTGGGATCATGCTGGCTACTTCTGACTGGATCAGGGAGTCCAGCATATTTCTTTTGTGGGTCAAGATCCTCTGACCATCCAGATCAATCCAGAGATCATCCTGAGTGAGCTCTTTATGGGTGAGAGGTCTGTCTGATCTGGAGCGTGGCTTATATCCCTTCACTCTTCTGGTGATCAGTGAGATCAGATACTCAGCGTTCATATCCTCAACCAGTAGAGAAATGATCTCAGGATAATCACGCTTGATAGAAGTCTCCCAGCTCTCCCTCTGTCTCTGTATGCTGTCATGGATCTTCTCTTCAGGGATCTCTGGAGCTGACTCTCTGAGGTCTCTCTCCATCTGATCCCAGTCAGGGACTGTCACAAGACTCTGGAGCTTCTCTATAGCCTTCTCACTGAGTCCAGTCTGATCATGGATAAACTGGAGATCATGGGTCTTCTGATCCAGTCTCCCAGTCAGATAGTCCAGATCACAGTGATAGA